TCAAAAACTTTGCTTCTTATCAAAGGTCCATCTTTTACCATTGTAAGTCACGGTGCCATCCAAATTAATCGGCAACTCTTTTAATGAATAGTCATAGATTTTAAGAACATTCCCGTTCTTATCTAAATCAGCGGGTAGATTGCAAGTATTCTCCATCTTGCCCGCTTCCGAAACCATGATCATGACTTGCATATTTTTATCCCAAAAAAATTAAAATACCCCTTGCATTGTGACTAGTCACATTGTATGGTTAGTTCATAGCTAAGGAGAACAGCAATGAAAACTTATCATGCTACTAATAATCAAGAATTAAAAGAGATCATCAAAGGTCATGGTGATTATGCTGGTCTTTTCACTTCTGAAAATATTGCGCTTACTGCGAATGGTGACTACGGTGATTACATCTACACTGTAGAGTTTGAATCTATTTGCGAAAAATCAGATATTGAAGAATATTTAGAAAATAACCCACAGTTTTTAGAGACCCATCCAAATTTTGTTGTTGATTGTGATGATGTTGAACAAGATGACATTTACTTTGAAAACCAAAAATTACGTGCTTTGATTGCTATTGAATTAGGTTTTGATGCAGTTGAAGAAAATGATGGTTGGTTAGTTGTGAATGGCAAAGTAGAGTTTTTGGGACATCGTAAAAGTGAAGAAGTTGAAACTGAGATTGAGGAAAACTGGTAATGGCACAATCAGCAGCAGAACGAAAAAAAGCGGAACGAGACAAGAAAAAAGAACAAGGCATGAAGGCTAAAGAAGTTTGGTTTTTGCCTGAAACACTAAAAATCATCGAAGATTTTAGAAAAAATAATGGCTTTTTAACTTTTGAAGATGCCGTAAATGAAATAATAAAAGGCTCTAAATAGCCCTACTCAAAGGGCTCTTACACAAATCCCAACATTTACAGACGTGTTAATAGTGTGAGCTGTGCAACCTGAGAAGATTAAACACAGCAATGTGATGATTGATGCAACTTTGGTACGTTTGCACATATAAGTTACTTCTTTAAAAAGAGTGCTCGTTCTGCTTCTCGGCGACGAACTAGGCCCTTCATAACCTTGCCACCTGCTTTGTTCCACACAAGGAATTGGTTAGCAGCGCCTTGGAAATCACCTTTATTAAGCAACTTAAGCAAAGTTGAATTCTTAAAAGCACCTGAGCCAATGTTGTATGTCAACGATACCAAAGCATCAAACTGATTTTGAGTTAAAGACACTGTCACAGATTCATTTACAGTCTTTTCAAATTTAGCCAAGTCGTGTTTGAAGTAAGCTTTTGCTTGCTCAGGTGTACAAGTATCACCTTGCTTTACCTTCACTCCACTTGGGTAGACTGTTGTGCCAGTGCCAATAGTCCAAACCCCTGCGCCATCGTCATAAGAAGTGGTGCGTGTTCCTTCAAAACCTGTTATTAAGTCTACACCAACATCACTTGTAGTTTTTCCACCTGGTGTAAGTTTATTGACGACTTTATTTAGATCGTCTACTTGCGCCTGTGTAAGCTTGCCGCCCGCAATTACACGGGCAGCGTCGAAGAATGGTTTAGTGCTCATTACCCACCCCACTTCGCTGCATTCTTTTTAAGATATTCTTCAATAAATGTTGAACCCAAAATCCCTAAAGCCGACGCAATAGCGATTAATGCCATTGTTGAGATATCAGGGATTTGAAGTAATACCAATCCAGCTACTAAAGACGATGCTGAACCTAAAATGGTTCGTCCGATTAACAGTCTGATTGAAAGAGGTTCTTTTGAAACTAACAGCTTACTCATACCAATAAGCCCTCCAAGAATGACTAAGGTCAAAAATGTTTTTTCATGCTCTTGCATGTGCCTTCCCCCTAATTTCGGCAATAAAAAAGCCCTAACTTATTTAAAGCTAGGGCTTGTGGTGGTTTGGTGGGTGTTTACTTAAGTACTTCAGTATCAGGATTAGCTAACTTTCGCCTACTAATCTTATCTTCAAAAACCATATAAATGAAAAATAAGAATATAGGGAATAAGAAAGATATCTTAGTAAGCATAAAAGTTAGAACAAATAATTTATTACTAAAACCTTTAATGTTTAGTATAAGTAATATTAGTATGAATAAACCTACAACCCCAGTTAAGAGGTAAGTAAATACAAAGAAGGTTGCATCTTGAATAGAAGCAATTGAACGGCCATAAGGATATTGCTCTTCTTTATAAATGTATAAGTCATAAGAATATAAACCTGCTCCACCTACTAAAAGAATTGGATTGTTAAGCCTAGATTCCCAAGCATAATTAACTAAATTCGTACGAAGAATAGTATTGGCATTATCAGACAATCCATCTGAAAAGCGGTCTTTCTGTGAATTGTATCCAAAATAAAGTAAAGGAAGCCCAATAATAATAGCAGTGATTAAAACCTTTGGTCGCTTAATTAGACCTGATTTCAACAGCATAGTTACCAAAACTAGAGACCCAACTAAAAATGCTGCCGAAGATAGTGTCAAAATGATGGAAACTGGCAAAAGAAAGTCTTTTTTCTGAAAGTTGCTGTTCTTAATTAAATATGGCAGATAAAGCGCCAGAACATAAGCCGCAAAGTTTGAAGGCTCCCAAAATAGCCCAGCAGGTCTGAATACGGTTGAACCGCCATAATCCATAGATGTCCGTTGTTCAATACCAAACATTCCCAACAGGTCAAACTTAAAGCCTAACCCGTAGTAAAGTGCAAACTGAATCAATAGGTAAAATATATGAAATAGTGCTATTTTCCTGAGTATTAATGCGTAATTAATCTTATTAAAAGACCAGAAGATCATTAGTGCAAGAACGATTAATGAGAGTCGATCAAATATTTTGAAAAAGAACGTATGTCTATCATCAGGGATCTGTAAATATATGTTTGGAAATAAAAAAGCCAAACATGTATAAACAATGAACCCAACCAACATGATTGCTGTTGGGATAAGTAAAGTTTTATTAAATTTTGCTTCAAACTTTATAGTTAAAAGATAAATTAATAAAAAGCCAATACCAGCTATGCCACGCAAACGGAAGTAGCTATCTAATGATATGCAGAATACAGCCAAGTACAGAAAAACTTTTTTGTTCATTGAGGCAACAAATTTAGTTTATTGGAATTGGAGGCATTCTACTAAAAAACCGCAACCTTTTATACAGCAAAGAAGCCCCGAGTAAGGGGCTTTGTAAAAGGTGTTTATGTATTGTAATAAGGCATCTTGTAATTAGTTCCATTGATATTCACAGTTAAGTATCCAACAGGGTTAGCAGGCAATGCTGCTGCTGCGCCAGTTGCTCCAACCGTTGTAGCCGAAACACCCCCAAGAATTGGGTTTGTTCCGTCTGAACCGACATAACCAGTCCCAGCACCAACTTTATAATATGGGTACGCAATTAACATTGTTGGGGTATTTACATCCCCAGATCCACCACCTGTTGGCTTTGGCACTGAGCGCTGAATATCCCAAACAAATGCATCAGCTTTATTTACAGAAACCCCAACCCCAATATATGCGAGAGAATTTTGAAGAACATATACATCGTAGATATACCTACTAGCCCCTGTTTGAACAAACCTAACTTCGGCAATACCAGATGCACTCCCCTCATGATGCCATGTCGCTTGAATATTGGCGTATGAGGCATCATTGTTGTTTTTGACTTGAGCAAAAATAGTGGTTTTCCCTAGTGCTGAAGAAGCCGATGGCGTGCCTTGTGAGTAACCATTATTACCTATCACCTCAAGAACTAGCGAGCCTGCTTCTCCAAGGGCAGCCGTTCCAAGTTTTGTCCAAGTTTGACCACCAAAAGACGGAGCAATACTCTTATAGCGTTCGTATGACTTCTCTAGCTCAAATATATTGGCTTTCCTTGGGGTGTATGCCGATGTGCCTTTGTCAATGTATGCTAATTCAGGTTGAGTAACAACAATAATATCATTGTCTGTATATGTAAAATGGTATTGCTTTAATAAACGAGTATTTGTGGCTATCAATGGTGCATAATTGTTTTCTGTATAGAGATTGAAAATAGTCCAGACACCGTTGTTAATATGCCCCATTGATGTATTGTATTCAAAAATACAATCAATCATTGAAGACTGTGTGCAGTAATCAGCATCAAACAAAAGCGTGTTTTGTTGTGCATAAACTTTTTCAAGCTGAATAGTGGTGTTATTCGCCCAAACATCGCGCACAAATCTAAAAACAACATTATTGTTAGAGGGAACAAATCCACTAATTTTTGAGTCAATAAGGTCTTTTGAGTAGAGTACATGCCCAGAAAAACCAGAAGCACGACAGTTATTAACATGGAGCCAAACACCATTATTCTTGTTGTTTGTTAGTAAGCATATATTTAGACCATCAGTTTTTGTTCCAGTTGACTGGAAGTCAATATATGCAAGTTTCACCTTTTGATTATTACAAACAATGCCAGCACCACTAATTTTAACGGTTGACGCTAAAGTTTGAGCCGAAATAGAAGGTACACCACGCAAGCTTACAGTTTTTGATCCAAAATCTACTGAACTGAATAGAAATGATGGTCCGTCAAAAACAATAGTCGTATTGTTGTCTGCAAGCGCAATTGCTTGAGCTAAAATTGATGTCTCATCTGATCCATCAAATTTCGCACCTAGACGACTTAAATGGATCTCTCTATATGTTAAGCCATCATTAATAACAGTCTGTTCACTATTAATTTCCTTCTGTGATTTATCGCCATCTTTTACATTATCGGCATCTTGATAAGCTTTTACCCATGATGTTGTATCAGAGTCATATTCGTAATGACCCAAATCTTTAACATATACAGTGCGACCATCCCAAACATTTGCAATAGCCTCAAGAGCTTCTAAACTATCTACATGAGTAATTGCTAATGCATTAATTGTCCCCTCGTTAATGGCTTCATCCATCATTGCGAGGAACATTTCTTTTAGAGCTTCATCATTAGCTATACGGTCTGCAATTTCTTTTGATAGATCAGTAACTAATTGAGCAATGTCACTCGTATTTTCATTTACGTTTTGTTGTAGATTATCAAGCCACTCGTCAATCGTATTTATTTGGTTTTGTAGATTGTCATCACCTGCAATACGATCAGAAATCTCCTTGACTAAAGCAAGCCAAATAACCTGATCTCGATAACCAAGTTCTTGAAGCTTCCACCAGATTAAATCAAAGTCTTTATTTACAGCAGAAGGGCGAAATGAATTGTCATATAGTTGGTAATTAGTGGTGCGTTGAAATGGTGTATTTCTTTCAAGATTAACGACCACACCATTTAGTGGTGCTACATTAAAGGTGACAGTATCATTAGCCAATGTCCATGAGCCTACTGGCGCTTCTTCACCATTAAGAGTAACGATTAAATACTCTGCTTTATCACAATTAAACTCTAATGGAAAAGCATTTGTTGTTCCATTCGCAATATATTCTTTTGATGGCGTTTGAACTGGCACTGACATAGCCTACCCCTAATTTTCGAAATCTAAGGCGGCTTCATGTACGCCACCGTTTGTTCTCCAATTAGGCGTTTCTTCATAGTCTGTTTGATTGAGTGTTTTACCAACCCTTTCAGGAGCTTCTACGATTGCACCTGCTAATGAGTCTAAATAGTCATCTGGTTGATCAGTAATGGCTGGGTTAAATTCTCGCATTTGTTTTACTTGTGCTGAATCTTCACCGTTCTCATCTTCAAGTACAGATACATGTGCCCATAGCAGACCAGAAATTAAAGGCCCTTCAATACCATCTAAAATGCGCTTATTTTTTGATTTAGTTGAATGCTGCTCTGTTACACCACAACGTATTCCACGAGTCTTTAGAGCAGCTTTTAGCGCTGCTGGTGCGAAGTTACCAATACCATTTGTCTCAATAGTGACTTTAGATAAATGGAATTCCTTTATGATGTTGCATAACTGCCAAACCTGACCGCCTATTACCCGCCCATCTGCATCGGTTTCAATTACTTCGCCCTTAAGCGCAATCGATCTATGCCAATATTTATTACCTATATCATCATGGAAGACTAATGCAGTTGATGAAATATCAGACTTGAGTTTTCCTGATGATGGATCCCAACGGAATGTTGCACCAACAATCTGACGCTCACCAATCATAAACATAGTTGTTCTATTGGCTCGTTTAAGAACCGGTTCACAGTTGTAAGCTATGATCTTATCCGGATCTAAACGCACATCACCGATTGGCTTAGCGTGCATTTGATATTGAGAATCCCACTCGTTAAGGGTTTTACACTTCTCCCTTCTCTTAGTCATTTCTTTGGCCGTGAAGCGCTCTGGCCAAATTCCTTCAGAGTAGAAATCAATTAGATAGTGTTCTTCATGAATAGTAACTTCCCATAAATTACCTTTCTGAAGGCATGTATAATTTTCACCCTTTTTAAAATATTTTGATCCTTTACCTATCCCTGTGAATGCATGAATAGGCTCAAAATCAAGAAGAACTTTTTGTCCTTTCTTGCTGTCTTCAATCCGCTTTTCATGCTCAAACATTTTTAGGATTAAGCACTTAACATCCGTTAATTTTTTAATTTGCTCGTATAGTGAATCATATGTATGAGGTGTCCCAATCCAGAGTTCGCGTGCACCAGGAATAGCAATATGCGTTTGTTCACTTAATCTAGAAGGAAGCTTTTCTCTAGCTTCAGGAGTGCCAGTTGTCTTTGGGGTTTCAACGTCATCATTCTGGATAAAATGAGCACGGTGACCAGTTACTCCAGAAAGAATACCCTTTGCCAACATAGTCCCATAACGAACATCATTGGTACCATTGACAAACCAACGCTCAACTTCTCCTTTTTTTATTTTTACTGCATCACAATCAATAGTTAATGGATGCCGTGAAAGCACATCACGAGTACCACTACTGCACTTATATGCATCAGAATCAGTTGTTCCTTGATGTAAAATCTGAGTTTCAGGCCAACAGTAAATAACCCACGCATTGAAAACATCCAGAATTGTAGATTTTGAATGCCCACGTGGCATCATTAGAAGCGCAACGCAGCCAACTATTAAATAGAATGCTTCCAAGAAATCACAAACGCGTACGTGGAAATCTGGCACCTTCCACTTCTGAACATCCGCCCAAAGTAAAAAGAAAGCGAGAAAGCTGATTTTTGGTTTAGTCATCAGCTCATCCGTTGTCTAATTTTTTCTGCTTCAGCTTCTGCTTTTTTAATTAGATTTTGTTCATGTTTCTTTTGCGTGTCCTCATCTGTACTAGCTGGCGGCAATGTCCCTCTACGATATGCCAATACTTGCTCGACTTTTGTAATTGCTGAAGCACACTGGTTTAGGCCCTTATAAAGCCAAACTTTATTTCCTCTATCTTCAGGAGTTTCAAAACCACATTCACTAGCAGCGTAAGCAATTTGAATTAGGTCATCAGTCATTTTCTCAGTGAGTTCTTCTAACTCTTTTGTTTGATCATCACGCATAAAAAAGCCCTCGCATATAGTTCATATATACAGGGGGTTCGGTTGGGGTTTGTTGGGTGTCCTACTTTGGTAGTCATAGATTATTAATAACTTAAAATGTATACTTAGTGAGCAAATTTGCAAACAATAACTAGGGGTACATTTAATGAAAACTTTAATTCTTGCAGCTATTTTAGCTTTACCTGCAACTATGACTTTTGCTGGTTCATGTGATCATAGCTGGCAATCTGCTAAAGACGGTTCATCTTGTGGCGATCGTGCAGCTGACCGTCGCCCAGGTGGTCGTTAAGATTCAAAAAAAAGGACTGCATTTGCAGTCCTTTTTTTATTTCACAACCCTCTCAAAGTCAGGTGCGCGAATATCACTTATATCATCACCCCAGAAGCGCTCGCGGTCTTGTTGTCGTTCTGCTTTACGCAAAGCCTTCTCACGATAGCCCGGTGCAATTGTGTCTTGCATTTCATCAAATACCATACGGTTAATGGCTGCTTTTGTATACCATAAATTTTGCGCTGGAACTTTACCCTTCACAAATTTGAATGCTTCGTTGCCGAAATTGGTGTCCTTGCCTTCATTGTACTGAGTTAAGTTGCCAACAGTCAGGCTTAATAGTGACTCAAAATCACTCCCTAATGGGCCAGCTACAAATGAGTGCGCATCTCGTCCTGAAGTATCAGTCCCAGCAACTAAAATATCGCCCAAGAATGATAGTCCTCCTCCCTGTACAGCAGACCTGACAAAGAAACTACTTGCTTTTTTAGGGTCGTCACTATCCCACATGGTTTGAGGATCATTGCCATTAAGTAACTCTTTTAATTGGACTACTAACCCACCAAGTAAAGTAGTCATCACAAACAAAGGGATTGCATATGCCGCCTTGCCTTTTAAGCCTTCTTGAGCCATTATTCTGCTGCCATGACGCATTAAGAATGCAGCAGAGAACGATTTAAACTGCACAATCCCTCTAAAGATCTCACCTGTAATCGTTCCTCTAGCACCTACATTTATTAGAGTCTTTTCACGAAGCCCTGCTTCAATTACTGCCATGCCCTGCTCATCAAGTAAATGTGCTTGAAGTTGTGAGGCGACTTGGTCTTTTACCTGTTTTGGATCACCAAATGCAGTTAGTTTTTCATCTGGAATTTCATAGATAGAACGCGCTGACATGAGTTGATTGCCTTTGCGGTCTACAACTGGTTCAGCTAATTGGAAAACCTGCCATGCTCGCTCATCTAAGCCCGTATTTGAAAGCAATTCACGATCTTGTACATCTAGGTCATTCCAAGCTTTCGAGCGACTTAAACGCCCGTACTTCTCCATAAGCAGCTTAGTAAAGCCAACTTTTGATGCAGCAGTAAGAGCATTTAGAAAAGATGCTCGCATAACCAGAGTCGCTATCCCACTAGAGATACGAGCCAGTTTTGCTGTCATGCCATGCGTGGTAGTCAATCCATCATCTGACCAACGTGCAATAGAACCTAGCATTTCTTCTGTGGCCAGACTTAAGCCATGAGCAAAATCACGATCTGCTTTATTCGCTGGGTTAAGTTGGCTCAGCAACTCACCAAATGCCTTACGCCATGAAAGACCATGCACATGAGCTGTTTTAGCAATGGTTGCCTGATCAGTAATCGAAGTAATGGTAGTTCCTCCAAGCATAGAGAAAATATTCATTGAGCGATATGAAGTACCTAAATTTGCAAGAACTTGCGACTGTGGAGAATTACCACCGCTAAACTCATCAAACATAACTTGAGCACGCTTGCGACTACTTTGGTTTTTTTCATCAATCCCTTTTTCCCATCTTTTTGCTGCGCATCCATCAAATTTTTAAAGCTGTTTTTGGATTGCTACCTAAGTTTCAACCATGCAATATCTTTCGATAGCCATTAATATGAGCTTCGACAGATCACAAATGCATCCCCGAATCAGATTGATATTCAGCCATGATTCAGCATCTTTAAATGCAATACACGACTTTCCCATGACGGTTAGTTACTTTTGATGTACCGCCACCTGTAGCTTGTCGGCCAACTTCATTTTATTTGCACCGTCACTTGAGAGCGTGTCATAGGTATATTCAAGCAATGAGCGTATTTCTTGCTGTGAGTAGTAATCTCCGTTCTCATGCACATATTGGCGGGTATCAATTAGTGATTCAGCTTTGTTTACCCATACCTCTTTACCAGCTTTGGCAATTTTTCCTATATTGTGAGTTTGTGGCAATCCCCAATTGTCTAGCTTTCCAATGTCGCCACCATTCCGGTTAAAACGGTCACGCATGGTTTCGAAGACATCACCCATCTTGTCACTGATCTTTTTAGCTAATGCATCACCAGTGTTTTCACCAAAGCGCTCACGAACAATTTTTTGTACTAACTCTTGATCTGTGAAAATTCCCAAGCCGCCTTTAATGTTGGTGTAGAAGTCAATTAACTCACCACGATAGATTGATGCTATACCATCTGCTTTAGAACTAATTGACTGAATGCCTGACATGTCACCATGCCGTGCAACCATACGGTCTACAACTTCACTTGCTGAAAGTTTAGGATGATCAAGCTTAGCCAAATTTTTAGATTGTGTAAGAATGTCATTCGCAGCAATTTTATGCTTGCGCTTTAATTGTTCTTGAATATCGATAGCAACTTGTTTAGCAGCTTCTGTCATTTTTTCTGAGTCAGATAAATTGCGCCATTTATCAATATCTTTGCGTGCAAGATTACGCATCGTTTCATTAATACGTGCTTCAATATCCGTAGCTTCTTGAGCTGTAAGGGATTGCTTGCCTAGTGCTTTAGCAACCGCTTGTTTGCATTGTTCTTTCATAAAAAATGCCCAAATAGTTTTAGCTATCTGAGCATTTAATTTGTGGGGTTTTGTTGGGTAATGAAATTAGAGTGATGTAGCTATATTAATCGGCTGTTAGCTATTATCTCATCTTGGGTTGCCTTTCGAATTTCATCTTTATTGGCTGGAAGCGTAACCCCTTCTAAGTTAGGTCCATCACTTTCTAAGCTGAAATTCCCATTAGCAAGATAACTTGAAATTGTCCAAATCTGAGGTATTGACTCTTGATCAAGAAATACTACCTTGTCACCACAACTAAAAGCCAAAGAACCTCTACCATCATCATCTAGGGGTCTTACTTTAGAAATCCATTCCGAGTTGGTGCAAATTTCCCAAGTCTTATAATGCTCTAAATAAAATAAAAGGCCTTTTTCTTTATCTTGTTTGAAGTAAATAATCTCATGTACCAAGTCTTGGTCACCAAGGTCTAACCATAAGTTCGCACCATCTGGAGCATTTTCTTTTAGAGTAGTCGGCGTAATCCAACCAAATTCTCGTGACATATTGCACCTCTGCAATACCTGATTATGGTTGTGGCAACTGTTCAGGTTAAACAGCGTTCGGGGATCAGCCTAGCCACAAATTGATTATACATTAGCCAAATTGTAAAGCACAGTTTAATGCGGTTTGTGCTGCTAAAATATCAAGCTCAGATTGCTTAATTTCTGCTTCAAGTTCAGCGTGATAATCACGTAATGTCATGGTGAATTCTTCTGGTTCACCCATCGAATTAATACGACTTACTGCAATTGGTTGATCAGGATTTGAGAAAATCACATCAAGCGCGGCTTGTTCTTCTGGTGTTTCGCCGAACAATGAGCCTTGTCGCGGGTCGCCCATGTTTTCAATGGCCTGAATCTCAGAGTTAATGGATTCACTAATCGCCTTTGCGCTCTTGCGGTTATTATCAAAACCTCAAGAAATCTTCTTGCTCCATCCTTAACCATCTCAATAAGTTGGCCTTGATTTAAATAGTCACGAACCTGTAAGCCATTGCTTTTAAGTCTGTAAGCTTTTGTGCTGCCTGAGCCAAGTCTTGAGAAATGGTGTTCTCAAAGCGTCCGCCTTGTTTCACTAAATCATTAAGCTGTGAAAGTTGCGGAGCTGCACGGAGTAAGGCGTTTAGAACGTTTTTACTGTCATCATCCAAGTTTTCAGATAGCCGAGTTACAAGGTTAGAATCCCATAAGCACGCTGTACAATTGCGATTCAATTCGGCGTTTACCTTCTTGAGATAACGCCATCACTTGTGATACTGACCCGCTCGACTGGGCAATGGTCTACAAAACTACGACATAATCCATAGAGCCATCAATATTGATTGAACCATCATTATTATTTTTAGTAGTGTTGAATCTGGTAGACGATCAACATCACTCATAGCGCGCTCAGTTGCCTGAATTGCGCCACATCGCTTTCATTGGCTAAACGGGAGAAAGCTACACGGTCAACATCACTAAGCTGTACGCACTAAAACAGGCTGATTTAACCTGATATATCCATGCCTCTACTATTCGCCCAATTCTGAACAAATTCACGGTATGCATCGCTCGGCCATTATCATAAGCGCGACCAATAGCCAAGTCGCCATTACCGATCACAACTTATCGGGGCCAATATGGGCACCTCGAAGTTTAAGACTCGCCAATAATCAGGTTTAAGTCATCGGCCATACGTTCAATTTGCTGGCGTGATGCTTCACGGTTCGGTCACGTGGCTGTAGTTCACTTGGGTAAAGGGATTTACCCTAAAGGTCTTGAGCACTAAATCGCCAATCTTTACTTCATAAGCAAAGTCATAGCTTGAACCATCCATCCCATAAGCTGTGCTGTTTCACCCCATAGCGTGAGCTTAACTGTTCCATTTGTTCGCCATTTGTTAATAGCTTCGCCAACTGTCATGCCGGACATACCGTTATTTTTAACGATAGCATCGGCATTTTTAGCATCGTACAACGCACTACATCAATTAATGGCGGCTAGGATCAGCTTTAAGAACTTTGACGCTCCCCGGTCCAAGTAAATGACCTAGATATTGCTCATGTGCAACCGGTCACGACCTAAGTTTTTACGTATGTAATTATTGGCCTGTTAATGTGCTTTAACCATACGATTTGCTCATCAACATTTTGCGGTCTTTACCGCCTAAGTTTTTCCAAGAGTCATCTAAGACTTGGAAAAGGCCTAAGCGCTGATGTTGGGTTTTGCGCTGTATGATTAAATTTGCCGCCTGTTTCATATGACTAATGTAGGCACACTAGGGTCTATACCGTCTTGTTTTGCGCGTAGTGCAATCTGTTTTGCATTGGAGGTAGTGAGCTAGTGCATAATCAATCGTGTTTCTACGCGGCTCTCCTTGCACTGTTTGGCACCTAACGGCTGGCCTTTTAGAATTTGTTCGTAGCAGCATCTAGGTTTTGATAGTGCTTGTTTTGCTGAACTGGATCTGTAGTTGAACAGGCAAAGTTGTTCTTCAAACTCAAAGCTATTTTTACCAGAGCATCATTTAACGCATCATTACGAGTTTCAAAATCATCTGAATTAAGCTGTTAATTTCAGCGTCAAGTCTTGGTCTATGTTTTGTCTTGACCTAAGTAACGTGCACCACCAAACATTAATGAGTTAATAAGCAAGTCAGTGCCACAATTCGCCTGTAACTTCATATTGCTTGCCTGCTTATCATAGCCTTTAGATTTTAGAAGCTGCTCACTTGCATATTGCATACCAGTGTTTAACCAGTGCACCCCAACTGACAATGCAGCATCGCAACTAAACCACCTGACCTTAAGCCATAACCAATAGGAAGCGTACCAATCGCATCCCAACAGCATTTACACCAGCACTTTAAAGCGTTTTTCATCTACCCTTTCGGTAAATCGTTAACTAGTTCCAGTTGAACCACCTGTAAGTGCGCCCTAAGTGCCACTGTGCACCCAGGACCACGCCAGAGATAATCACCAGCCAACACCAATATTCCGACAATGCCTGTATTGTCTTTGTCTTCTAGGTCAGCAATAGTTCCATAAACCAATTGTCGCGGGCCTTTTCACGCTTAGCCTTGAACTCTTCATACGGTTCAATAAATTCTTTGTGAAACGTCTTTCAGGCTATAGCTAACACGGTCTACAACGCATCAATCGGTGCCGAAATTGCATCACCAACTTTGTTAAGACCAATTGCCATGCCGCGAAAAGGTGAAGAGATAGCGCCATCGAAGACACCCGGTTCATTTGGCCGAGTATCTGGATGCTGTAACCCCTGACTATTGAGCTTCTCAAAGTCCTGTTGGTTTTCACTAGATAAATCTGATAACCAGTTACTCATTATTTATCTACCCCATTCATGCGGATGCGCCAAACATTCCCTTTAACAACGAGAGGACGGCCACGTTCATTGATTAAGTCGTACATCAAGTCACCATTGGCTGCTTTGGTTGGAGAACGAGCTAAACGGAAGTTGTCTAAGTCGTTTACTGACATACCTGTAGCTTTTGAAATATCGGCATAACCCTTTTGAATTTTTGCTTCAAAAGTTGCGTCAGTCATTCCATATGGTTTAGACACCTTCCAGTCAGAGATACCAAAATTTGCATAATCTTTGAAATTACCTTTTTGGGTATAGACACCACCTGTTGCCAAACCTAATGCGGCACGACCGATATAATCGTTATACTCGTTATCGTTCTTATGTGTCTGTCCGCGTGCCTCGGTTAGGTATGCGTAGATAGCTTGGAAAGCAGCATAGTTAAGATTGGCAGTTTCACCTGATACAGACTGCCCTACATACTGATTAAACTTCTCCTTGAGCAAAGCATCTTTAGGTTGAATCATTTGCTTATTTTTAAGGGCTTGCTTGCCCGCAACGATTGCTGTTGCTACGTCTAACCCTGCATCAGAACGGAAGTTATTAGCACGTGCATAACCTGCCATTTGATAAGCAGCATCACCATTCCCCAACTGACCTAATGCTTCACCCCAAATTTTTGCACCGTTCTTCACGCCTTTAGTTTGAGAAATCATAGAACTAATCAAATTAAGTTTTTGATCAACTGTTGACTCTTCCCAAGCTTGTTTTGCAGCTGGTAGTGATTCATTAGGAATAGGTTTGATTGTTGCATTTGGGTCCTTATCACGCTGTGCTACTTGATAAGAACCAATGGTCACAATGTTTTTAGCAAAGTCACTAGGATTAACTTTTAGTGTTAATGGGTTTACTTCTGGTAGCTCAATACCTTTTTCACGCAATGCCTGAGTCGGGTTTTCCTTAGCAGTTTTAAGCTTGTTATCGTAAATGCTTTGATAAGTCGCCAATACCTTATTTTC